ACAAGAAATGTTTGAAGAAATTGGATTACAAGAATTAAAGTTTAATTCCGAAGAAATGATGTATGATGATGAAGAAAATGACTTATTAAATACATATGTTTCGTTTAATAAATCACGATCTTTTAGAGATGATAGACAAAAACCAAGAAATGAAATTGAAATATTTTTCTTTCCTGATGAATGTATTGATTTTGATAAATTTATTACTGCAGTAAAAAAGAAAGCCGAGGAAATGGGGTGGTTAGATGAATAAATATGAAAAAGCGTTAGCGGATGTGGCTAATGAAACAGTTGATAGACTAGCGGATGGGTATTACCAACCTAAAACAGTAGAGCATTTTCACAGTGAAGCTATCGGCATATTAAGAGAATTGGTTGAAAGAGCAACACCAAAACGCCCTTATGTAAGAGGATTTAATCCGGATGCGGGATACCCAGAAAGTGGTTTTTATTGTTGTCCTAATTGTTGTGAGCGTATAGCATGGTTTGATTTACCAAATGAAAAAAGAGACTATAACATTAATCATTGTTTTTATTGTGGACAAGCGCTAGATTGGAGGGTTGAAGATGAAAAAATTTAAGTTAAAAAGTCCTCGATACAGTTTCGACCATGAGGGTATGATTATTAAAGGTGAACAACTAGAGGGTTTACCTATAGTAGATGTGTACGCTAGAGATTTATGCGATGATAATATGGATATTATGAGTAAAGCTAACATCAGACAATGTATGGTAAAAGGAAATGATTTTGCATGGAGATATGAGTTAGACGAATTAGAACCTTTAGAAACATTCAAAATGACTCGTTTAGATTATGAAATGCTTAAATTTGTTCAAAAGCAAGGAGCAAAATATATTTGTAGAGATAAAAAAGGTCTTTTAAATTTATTTGAAAATGAACCTTATATTATAAGTGAAGGCGATTCATGGTATGCAAAAGGAAAATGTGAGTATTTTGATAATTTTACACAACAATTATTCCAATTCGTGACATGGGAAAGTCAAAAATATTATGTTATCAAAGATATTTTGAACAATTGCGAGGTGATTGATGATGACTAATCAAGAATTATTTGAAGCGTTACATAAATCTCAAATAAAAGCTAAACGTTTAATGAGAAAAAACAAGAAGTTGAAAAGAAGATTTAATAAGTTAAATAGAGCACTAGATAAAGCTTGTAACGATTGGGAAGAAGAGGTAAAAGATTGTAATTACTTAATGATAAAAAATCATATTTGCAATCAAAAATGTGGACTTTGCAACAAAGAAAAAAGAGTTGAATTAATGAAAGAGTGGGTGATGAAAGATGAAAAACTTTGAATTGGATCTATTAAAAGTAGTGTCTAGTAATGGTGATGGTGATGAAGACTTTGAAAACGTCAACGTACTAATAAGTATGCGAATGAAAGGCTATTACAAAGATGTTGATGATGGTATAACAGTTGATGAATTGATTTGGAGGTATGAAAATGTTGACTAAAGAAAGATGTATGAGTTTATTGGATGATATCGCTGGATATGCTCATAGAGCTAACATTGGTCCTAATGGTATTAATGAAATAAATGAAGATTACAATGGATTGAAAAAGTTAATTGAGGAGCACTTCACTCCTCAACCTCTTGAGTTTAAGGATTTAAAACCTGATATGTGGGTTATAGATATGTGGACAAGAGCTATTTCTAAAATAAAGAGAATAGATGAAAATAGAAATGTCCATTTAAATGTTCAGGAAGAATATGATTACCTTACGCCTTTCAAAGAAAATAGATTTTATCCAATTGTAGTTCCAAATGTAGGGAGGGATTAATAATGCATGATTCAACATTAGAACTAACAGAGCTGTGTGATAAAGTAAAACAAATATTTAACATTGAAAATTTAAAGGATTTAAAAGAAAAAATCCAAGAATGTGTTATTTCAAATGATTACAATAAATATGATTTATTTTGTAAAGTGGTTGATAACGATTTATCCACAGATTGGTTACAAAAAATATTTGAATATTACGAAGCTGATAGAGTTGAAAAAAAGCAAGATTATACGCCTAAAAGTCTTGCAAAATTAATAGCTAAAATAGCAGATGATAATGAAGTTATTGATATGTGTGCAGGGAGCGGTGCATTAACCATTCAAAAATGGAATCAAAACAAGAATTGTAATTTTAAATTATACGAACTAGATGAAAGCGTTATTTCTTATTTATTGTTTAATTTAGCAGTAAGAAATATAAATGCGTATATTTATCATATTGATGTTTTAAGTCAAAAAATATTTCATGTATATAAATTGGAATCGCAAAATAAATACAGTAAGTGCGGGGTGATACTATGACAGTTACTATATCTAACCCACCATACAATCTAAAGTGGAATGTTCCAGTATTAGCGAACATGCAAGATAGATTCGTTAACGCTGGAGTTCCTCCACAATCAAATGCTAATTTTGCTTTTGTATTAACAGCACTAAATGAAAGCGATAAATGTGTTTTTCTTTTACCGCTATCTGTTTTACAAAGTTCAAATAACCAGGAACAAGAAATAGTTAAATATTTTTGTGAAAATAATTTGATAGACAGTATTATTCGTTGTCCGGATAACATGTTTGAAAATACAAAAATACCTACATGTATAATGGTTCTTAATAAAAATAAGATGGATCAATCAGTATTAATGATTGATTTGAGTAAAAGACATGAAGTAGAAATTAGAGAACAAAAAGGGCAATTTGGAAATAAGGCACATACAAATAGGACATATAAGAAAAAAATTAATATATTAACAGATGATGTTATTAATCAAGTTGTTGATTGTATCAAAACAAGAAAAGAAAGTAATATATGCCAAGTTGTTACTATCGAAGATATAAGAGAGAAAAAATATAATCTTTCCCCATTAATATATAAAGAAATTGATTTTTCACGTGAGCAATCACATAGAGCATACTCTGATATCGTAAAGGATTTGAACAGGGTTATTTTAGAAAAAAACGCTTGCAAATTAACCATAAATGAGAGTTTAGCTAAAAAAATAGGTTTTGATTTGTCTTTATATAAAAAAGCTGATTTTGAAGAGCTGAATACATTGTTGAAAAAAATAGCTGACAAGAAAATTATAAAAGAAGATTACTTTCAAACATCTAAGAATAAAAATGAGATTAAGTTTGAAAACAAAAGTAAGGATAGTGTATCGAGTATCTTGATGATGATTTTTCAAATGTGGAAACAGCATATTTATTATTTAAACAACGAAGAAAATAGCTATTTAGCAGAGTTAAGGGACGCATTGTTACCTGAATTGCTTAATGGGAATTTGGAGATATAAAAATGGGTAATCGATACAGAAGAATGCAAACCGTTAAACATGCTCTGCAGTACTACATTACTAGACCGAACGCAAGTAAAAAGGATCTAGTAAGAGAAAAGAATTTATTAAAGCGTGTTGAAGATGATATTGAGTGGTATGAAGAAAGACACCATATCAAAAAGAAAGAGGAGAGATAGACAATGTACATTAACCTATTCTGATGCGGAGTTGCTGCAACCATCCTTGTCGAGATGGCAGGGATAATTGCTTATGCTATTTATCAAGATCATAAAAATTAGTAATTATTTAGGAGGATAAGGGATGAATTTTACAGAAAAAGAAAAAGAAACAATCAAAGAAGTTAAGGATTATCTAAAAGAACTGAGAAAAATCAATCTTGAAAAGTTTTCTTTGACTTTTGAAATAGAGGACATCCCAAGTCCTCAATCTATCAAATACAGTGATGAAATGCCAGGAGGTTTTTTAAAATCCAAAGGAGAACAAATTACTTCTAATATGTTACGTAGAGAGCTTCTAATTAAACGTGTGGCGCTATTTAATCAAGAACTGGATAGATTTATGCCATTGCTCTATTTGCTCAATGCAGGGCATAGAAACATCATTAGAACGTATGTGTGTTCAAGAGGATACAATGAAATGATTGACACATTAGAAGAATCATATTGCATCAGCAAGTCAACTTACAAAAGGGAGTTTCCAAAGGCTTGTTTAGAATTGGCCAAATATCTTGACATGGAGAACCGCCCATCACTTGAAAAATTGAATAACAATTTTTATGAAAGTATCAAGAATGAATAAAAGTTTCATTCTTTTTTTACCCTACTATATGTATCAAAAACGACCTAATTCAGCTTAATACGACCTAATTCAATCTAATACAATCAAAAAAAGTTGTTCAATTTTTCTTTATTTGTGGTATATTATTTATGTAGCTAGGAGTGAGATTAAAACCAAAATAATTATGGTAGGAGGCTACAATGCTTTTCGTAAGTATGGGATTCAAATAGCATGCTAAAAGAAAAAAGGAAGAACGGCAATTCTTCCTTTTTTTCTACTTCGAATACTAGCTTTAAGTAAGTATGGGATTAGTTCAACAACATTTTAGTTGCAACTAAGATTAAAAAGAGCATTACTAGGTATTCCATGAATACTTGCTCCTTTCCTTACACCAAAGCTAATATTCTTGCTTGATGTAAATAGCATGTTGCTAGTACCTCCGTAGTTTTTATTGCACATCTTTGTATGTGCTTTTTTATTTTATCACATAATGTCGAAATAGGTCATCAGTAATTGCAATTTTATTAGAAAAATATACATGTGCCATTTATATTTATTGTTTTTATCAGTAATGATAATTTTTTATTAAAAGTGGACCCAATTTGGACCTAGTTTGGACCCAAAATGAACCCAAAGTGAGCCCTAATTGGACCCAATTTGGACCTAGTATGAACCCTAATTTCCATGCTATTATGCTATTGTGGTTTTAAGAGAAAAGAAAAAGAACTTTTTAACCACTCACAACATTTCGTTCTAAATGGTAAATCTTTGTTAAAAGCTCTATTCTATAGGGCTTTTCTTTTACCTAAAACAAGGCAGGATAGTGAAAAGATATCACGCAAGTCTCTTAAGCTTGTATTCTAGGTTTGACTCCTAGTCCTGCAACCAACAGTAAACAAAGGAGGTGTGTCATTATGACCGAAAAACAAAAATTGTTTTGTGACGAATATTTAATTGATCTAAATGGCACACGTGCTTATAGAACAGTATATAAAACGATTAAGAATGATAATGTTGCTGGTGTTCGGGCAAACAAACTTCTTAAACAAAAAGATATTGCTGAATACATCAACAAGCGACTGGAAGAAATCCATAATGAAAATACTGCAGATATTCAAGAAGTCATGGAATATCTTACATCTGTCATGAGAGGCAAAAGCGAATCAAATGTTCTTGCTCTAGCAGGTGATGGCTTTCAAGAAGTCATTGCTAAACCGCCTGATGAAAAGGAACGGTTAAAGGCTGCTGAATTACTTGGTAAACGTTTTGGTATGTTTAGGGACAATGTTGATATTACTTCAAACGGTCAAACAGTAATTGTAGATGATATAGATGAAAGTTAGTTTAAAGTCCATTATTGGTCCTGCTTTCTATGATGTTCATAAGCATATCAAAAACAATGATTACACGCACTATTGGTTAAAAGGTGGCCGTGGATCATTGAAGTCTTCATTCATTGGTACTGAAATTCCTTTAGGTATCATGAGGGATGCACAAAAGGGATTGATGAGCAATGCAGTTGTTATCAGGCGTGTAAAAGATACATTGAGGGGTTCGGTATATGAACAAATCAAGTGGGCTATTTACATGATGAAAGTTGAAAATGATTGGGAGATACCTGATTCAAAACTGCAGATGACTTACAAACCAACAGGACAAGTTATTATATTTAAAGGTGCTGACAATCCTAAAAAGTTGAAATCAACAAAGGTGTTTGTAGGTTACATAAAATATGTTTGGTTTGAAGAATGTGATGAGTTTGAAAGTCATGACAAGATCACAAATATCAATCAGTCTTTACTTCGAGGTGGTCCTGAATATTGTGTGTTTTATTCATTTAACCCACCTGAAAGTCAAAGAAATTGGTGTAACAAAGAAGTTTTAGTTAAACGAGATGATACATTGGTATCTCATACCACGTATCTTCAGGCACCGAAAGAATGGCTTGGAGAACAGTTTTTAATTGAAGCTGAACATATGAAAAAAGTTAAGCCTGAAAAATACTGTCATGATTATTTAGGCGAAGTTACTGGTACAGGTGGAGAGGTATTTACCAACTTATGTATTAGAGAAATCAAAGATGAAGAAATTCAAACATTTGATAGATTAAAGAACGGATTGGACTTTGGTTATGCTGGAGATCCATTGGCATATTTAAAAATGCATTATGACAAGACGCGAAGACGTCTTTTTATTTTTGGAGAAGTCTATGGTACTCGTTTATCCAATGCTAAAGCAGTTAAGAAAATCAAAAAGCTTAATCCATTAAATAAACTTGTTACTTGTGATAGTGCTGAACCACGTACGATCAATGAATTTAAGTTATTAGGACTAAGAGTAACAGGTGCAAAGAAAGGACCTGACAGTGTAGAAAATGGTATCAAATGGCTTCAGGATTTAGAAGAAATTGTTATTGATCCAATTCGTTGTCCTAATGCTTCAAGGGAGTTTAATGATTATGAAATTGAAAAAGATAAGGAAGGAAATCTTAAAGGAGATTTTCCAGATAAAAATAACCACACGATTGATGCTGCACGATATGGCTGTGAAGAAGACATTATCCAATCAAAAGGTCGAGCAGGAAAGAACCGTGCTAGATATGAAAATTAGGAGGTATCCACGTGTATACATTCACAATAGATAGTTCAAGTTATGATGAAAAAGAACTAAACATGATTCAAATTGAACAGTTGATAACAAAGCATCATAGCTTGGTTGGAAAAATAAAGAAATGCCAAAGGTATTATGAAGCACAACATGATATTAGAAATAGGCAAAAGAAATTAAAGACTGCAGCAAATAACAAGGTTGTTTGTAATCATGCTAAAGATATCAGTGATACTGCTACTGGTTATTTCATGAACAGTCCTATTTCTTATAGTAGTTATGATGACAGTGATAAAAGCAGCATTGATAAATTAACTGAAACTTTTGATAGAGCAGATGTTGATGATGTAGATGGTGATAATGCACATGATATGAGTGTTTGTGGTGTTGCTTATGAATATGTCTACGCTAAACAGGATTCAACCGAGATTGCTGTTAGAAATTTAGAAGCGGATCATACGTTTCTTGTATATGATGACACGATTGAACAAAATCTTTTATTTGGCGTTTATTATTACCGTTACAAAGATGCGATTACGAGCAAACATTGTTATCGTGCAACGGTTTGTACTAAGAATTATGTCAACACAATGATACTGGAATGTAGTGGTCAAAATCATAGAAAAGTAAATGAACCTATTCCTCATTTCTTTGGTAATGTACCAATCATTGAGTATCGCAACAACAAGTTATGTATTGGGGACTTTGAACAGCAAATATCTTTGATTGATTCTTACAACAAACTCATGAGTGATCGTGTAAATGATAAAGAACAGTTTGTAGAAGCTTTACTTGTTATCTATGGTTCATTGTTAGGTGATGATGAAGAGGAAGTAAGTGAAGTTATGAAGATTTTAAAAGAAAATGGATTGCTTGAACTTCCTGCAGATGCAAGGGCTGAATATCTTTCAAGAACTTTTGATGAAAACGGATTAGAAGTTTTAAGAAAAGCCATTAAGGAAGATATTTATACATTTTCTCATGTTCCTAACTTAACTGATGAAAACTTTGTTGGTAACAGTTCAGGTGTGGCCATGGAATATAAATTACTTGGTTTACAAATGATTACGGGAGAAAAGGAAAAATACTACAAGAAAGGATTAAAACGCAGGATTGAGCTATTTTGCAATTATTTAAATCTTAAAGCAATTGCAATTAATCCTAACAATGTCAAGATTACCTTTACTCGTAAGCTTCCTAAAAACTTGAATGAGCTTGCTCAAATGATTGCTAATTTAAGCGGAAAAGTTTCAACTGAAACACTTATTGAACAACTTCCTTTTGTAGAAGATGCACCAAGTGAAGTTGAAAAGGTAAAACAGGAAAATGAGGAAAACATCAAGCTTCAACAACAAATGTTTAAACAGCAAGATGATGAACCTTTTAACAAAGATGAGGAGGATAAGAATGATGAAACACAAAATGACATTGGCACAAAGAATGATGCTTCCAATAGTAAAAATGCTAAACAAAGTTCTAGCGTTTCTAATTAGAAAGTTTGGTTAATATGAAAAATCAAGATTATTGGAAAAAGCGCCAAGAAGAAAAGCTTAATGATATCCTAGATGATGCGCAAGTTACAAGTGATTATATATCGGGTATCTATAGTAAGGCTTGTAGTTATACCCAAGATAAAATCAAAGGTATTTATGATAATTTTAGAGACTCTCATAGATTATCCGATGCTGAAGCTAAAGATTTGCTTTTTAAGGTGACAAGAGATCCTGGGCATGCTAAGTTTGATTATGCTGAGTTAAAGAAAAGACTTGAAAATAATCCAACAAGTGAAGAACGTAAAGTATTACTAAAAAAGTTGGATGCACCTGCTTATCAGTATAGAATTAAACGACTTGAAAATATGCAAAATCAATTGGATCAATTGATGAAAAAGGTTTACAACATAGAAAAAGATAAGAGCACTGATTGTTATATCAACAGTGCTTTTAATGCGTATTACAAAGATGTTTATAACCTTCAACAAGGAATGGGTGTTGCTTATTCGTTTGATGAATTAGATGCAAGTTTAATAGATAAGACACTAAAATCTAAATGGAGTGGTAAAAATTACTCCGATAGAATTTGGAACAATACAAGTGCATTGGCCGATTCTTTAAAAGAAGAAATGATGATGGGTGTTCTTACTAACAAAACTGAAAAAGAAATGGCCGAGACCATTATGAATAAGTTTGCAGTTGGTGCTTTTCAAGCAAGAAGGCTTATCCAAACTGAAAGTGCAGCAATGTCCGCATTTACCGACCAGCTTGCATATGAAGATGCAGGGATTGAAAAGGAAATGTTTATAGCGGTTCATGACAGCAGGACATCAAAGATTTGTCAACAACATGATAGAAGCATTGTTGAAATATCAAAAGCACAGGTAGGTGTCAATGTTCCACCGCTTCATCCTAATTGTCGTTCACATATGATTGCTTATATTGAAGGTATCACGGACGCAATGAAGAAAAGGCAACGTAATCCTATTACTGGTAGAGATGAAGTTGTTGATCTTAAAGAAGATTATAACCAATGGTTAAAAAGGCAACAAGAAGAGCATGGTGTAGATACTGTTGATACTTTTATGAAAAAGACAAAGAACCTATCCAATGATAGGAAACAATATCAACGGTATATGAATGTTTTAGGCAAAGAAAATATGCCAACTTCACTATCTAAATTTCAAGATATGAAGTATAATGATATTGAGAAATTCAATGATTTAAAAAGCTTTTATTCTTTTAAAAGTCGAAATGAAGAAGCATCCTATAATGATTTCTTATTGCATAGAATAAACGATTATGCTCCTGGTAACTCATCAGTAGCAGAAAGGATTAATGGATATGTATTAAAAGATACTAAATCAAAAAAAGAACAGGATCATATTTTCAAGAGAATGATGGAAAGAAATATTACGTCAGATGATTTACAAGCATACGTTGATAGTGCAAAAGTTATGTTTGATCAATGGAACGGTAAAAGAAGATTATATATTTCTAGTAAAGGTGCTGCAGTTGTTGTCAAAAGAGATGAAGGATGGGTCTTTAAAACAGGTATGAAATATACCGATTATGGAGAAAATTACATGGCAATATTGGAGGTTATGAAAAAATGGAAAAAATAGAAGAAGTTGATTTTGAAGAAGATAGATATTGTCCTGTATTTGAACGAGTCATTGATTGCGAATGGTGCTATGAATCTCTTCTTGGGATATGTAAGTTAATTAAGAAAGATGCTGTCCCTGAACTTAATGAAATACCTGATGATAAAATGGAAGAAGCATTTCAAAAGTGTAAAAACTGTAAGTATAGTGAATTAACCGACAAGTAGTCGGTTTTTATTTTACCTAAATTTAAGAAAGGAGAATGACAATGTTAAATGCGTTATTAATTATTTTTGTTATAGCAAAAATATTAGGCTTTATAACTTGGTCGTGGTGGATTATATTAAGTCCGTTATTGATTCAAGTATCAATCGTTTTATTAAGTTTAGTATTTTATAGTGTAGCTAATTTTAGAATTAAGAATCTTTTAAAGAAGCTTAAAAAGGAACTTTAAGGAGAGGAGGTATTTTAATGGCGGAAGGGTTGAGACACCATTTTCATCAAGAATTTGAATATCATACTGTTCAATATTTCGATAAGAAAAGACACGTAATTGTTAAGAAAATTCAATACATGTGTATGATATGCGGACGCATTCGTCATGAAAAATATGACTGTTATGTACCACCACCTAAATCTAAAAATAAATCATTAGAACGTAATAAGAAAAAATATGGCAATCGCGAATGATTGTTTTTTATTTTAGGAGAAGCTTATGGCTAAATTAAAAGTTATTAGAAATATGATTGATAAAAATACAGGTGTTGTACGTATTACAGGTGATGTATTTGAAGTCAATGATAAAAAACGTATCAAAGAGCTTTTAGATGCGAAAGTAGTAGAAGTAATTAAAGAAAGTGATAATTAGGCAATCTCAATTGATTGTCTTTTTATATGTCCAAAAACTTATGACATTAAAAGATGGGATGGTCTTACGGACCTTAACTGGAGGATTTTTATGAAAAATAAATTTTTATTTCCTTTAAACATTCAAATGTTTGCTGATGATGACCCGGGAACTGACCAAACAAATATTGATGATCAAGGAAAAGAAGGTGAAGAGGGTGGAGAACCTAATAACCAACCTAAAACTTTCACTCAAGAAGAATTAGACAAAATCGTTCAAGGAAGAATTGCTAAAGAACGTAAATCTTGGGAAAAGCAATTAGAAGATCAAAAAACTGAAGCTCAAAAATTAGAAACTATGAGCGACAAAGAAAAGAAAAAGTATCAGGAAGAAAAAAGAATTAAAGAATTAGATGATAGAGAAGCTGCAATTACTCGTAGAGAATTGACTGCTCAAGCTAAAGTTCAATTAGCTGATAAAGGAATTCCAACTGAACTTGCTGAAATTCTTAATCTTACTGATGCGGAATCTTGTAAAAAGAGCATTGAAACAGTAGAAAAAGCTTTTCAAACTGCAGTAGAAAAAGCAGTTGAAGAAAAAATCAAAGGCAATGCTCCAATGAAAAAAGCAAAAGACAAAACATTAACCGATGAAGAATTGGTTTATCAAAAAATGATGGGCAAATAGGAGGATTATAAATTATGTCAATTAATACATTAGCAACAGCTACTTTATTTCAAACAACATTAGATAAAGTAGCAACTCATGAAGCATTAACAGGATGGATGGAAGAAAATGCAGGACAAGTAATCTATAATGGTGGTGCTGAAATTAAAATTCCTAAAATGTCTTTACAAGGATTAGGGGATTACGATAGAGATAATGGATATAAACAAGGTTCTGTGACATTAGAATACGAAACAAGAAAAATGACACAAGATCGTGGCCGTAAATTCACGTTAGATGCAGTATCTGTTGACGAAACAAATTTTGTTGTAACAGCTTCAACAGCTATGGGAGAATTTCAAAGAATGCATGTAGTTCCTGAAATTGATGCATATCGTTTATCAAAAATTGCAACAGATGTTATTGCAGCAAATAAGGTAGGAATGATTGAATATGGTTATACTCCTGCAGAATCAACTATTTTAAGAAAAATGAAAACAGGTATCAAAAAAATTAGAGATGCAGGATACAATGGTGAATTAATCATTCATGCAACTGGAGATGTTATGTTAGAGCTAGAAATGTTTCTATCAACAAAAATGCAAACAGCAACAATTTCAGTCGGTGGGATTGATTTAACTGTTCCAGCAATTGATAAGTGTGCAATTATTGAAACGCCTCAAAATCGTATGTATACTGCCATCCAAATGAATGACGGTGAAACAAGTGGTCAAGAATCGGGTGGATATAAAAAAGGAACAAGTGCAAAAGATATCAACTTTATGATTATTCCTAAATCAGGCGCAATTGCAGTTTCTAAACAAGATATCATGCGTATTTTTGACCCTAATACAAACCAAAAAGCTAATGCATGGTCAATGGATTATAGACGTTTCCATGATGTTTGGGAAAAAGATAATACATTACCATTGGTTTATTTAAATATTAAAGATGTCGCATAATGGGAGGCCTTTTGAATGAAAATTGTTATTAATGGAAATGTTGAAAGAATCATTGAAAATGAAAAGTTAGAGAAGTATTTATCTTTAGGATATAAAGAGGTTTCATCTTCAGAAACGAATGATAATGTTGTTGGAAAGAAATCATTATCTAAAATGAAAGTTGATGAATTAAAAGCATTGGCTACTGAATTAGGCATTGAAAGTATTGACTCACTTAACAAAGATGAATTGATTGCTGTAATCAAAGAAGCGCAAAATGGATAATCTAAAGGAAGAATTTAAAAGTTTAACAGGAGAAACTAATGATGATTTGGTTTCTTCTTTTCTTTTAAGTTCAAAACGAACAGTTTTATCCAAAACAAATCGTAGTGAGTTGATTGATGATCTTAATGATTATGTTTTAAAACTTGCAATTGTTCGCTATAACAAGCAAGGAAATGAAGGGTTGAGCTCTTACAATGAAGGTGGAGAAAGCGAATCTTATCTAAGTGAAGATGATGTTCTTTCAGGTATTTCCAACTATCGTTTATCAGCTATGGCAAGGAGATTACAGAATGAAAAAAAGAAGTCTCAAGAAGTTTCAAATTAAAACCTACAGTGCTGAAAAAGATAATGAGGGCAATGTTATTGAATTCTATAGTGATGAAGCAAGAGATGATGTAGCACTTGTATGGCCTGCGTCTTCAAAACTTCAAGTTGAGCTTTATGGTATGCGTGTTAATGGTATCTTGAATATGCATTATTATGGCTCTCTAGCAATCAAAGAACATGACATGATTATTTATGAGGATAGCAGTTATAAAGTCATTAGCATTCAAAATTTTAAGCGTTTTAAAGCTATAGAAATTGAAAGAGTATGACAAATAAAGATTTCAATAATCTCATAAAGAAACTGTCTGAAATTGATTCAGAGGCAGGTCAAGAAGTAGCAATGAGAGCGGTTAAACAAGCAGGTGCAATAGTTCAATCTCAGGCTAAATTATTAATTACTGGTGATACTGGTGCTTTGGCACGTTCAGTTAGAGTTAAAAATGAAGTTAAAGAAGAAAGTGTCACATCAACTGTTTATACCAATTCAAAATATGCACCTTACTATGAATTTGGTACTGGTCCTAATGGAGAAGCAAATCATCAAGGTATTTCTCCAAATGTATCACCTCGTTATAGGCAAACGGGTTGGATGATTCCTGCTGATGCAATGACAATTGATAAAGCTGAAGCATATGGCTTTAGAGTTGCTTATAAAAATGGTGATGTAATTGGTTATTATACTAAAGGACAAATGGCAAGACCTTTTATGTATCCAGCACTTCATGATCAAGAAGATAAAATTATGAAAAATACCGAAAGGTTATTTAAGAAAAAACTAAAGGAGATTTGTAAAAAATGATAAATGTTAAAGATATCGTTTATAGTAAACTTTCTAAAAAATTCAAAAATGTAAGTGATGTTTATCCTCAAAGCTGGGTGGATTTACCTGCAGTTCAATATGTTGAGGAAGAAAATAAACCGGATGAATTTACGGATGATAAAGAACAATCTTCTTTCATTCGTTACAGAATTGATATTTGGGATAACAAAAGCACTTCACAAACAGCTTGTGATGTTGATGAAGTAATGGCTGGTTTAGGATTTTTAAGAACATATTGTTCCGACGTTCCTGATCCAAGTGGTTTAAAACATAAACAAATGAGATATGAAGCAATTATAGATTGTAATAAGAAATTTATTTATCACGCTTATTAATTAAGGAGGTAAGAAATATGTTAGCAAATGGTGCAACATTAGAATATAAAGCAAAAAAAAGTACTCCTTCAGACTATACAAAACTTGAAGGATTAAAAGAAATTCCTGAAATTGGTAGTGACCCTGAAAAAGTAGATAATACTACTTTAGCGGACAAACAAAAAGTGTATGAAATGGGGATTGGTGACCCAGGAGATATTTCATATAAATTCAAATATGACAATACATCAACAAACAGTCCATATCGTGTTTTAAGAAAACATGAAGAAGCTGGTGATACGTTATCATTCAAAGAAACATTGAAAGATGGAACTACCACAGAATTTGATGGCCAAATTTCTTTGAAAAGAACTGGTGGCGGAGTCAATGGTGTTATTGAATTTACATTAAATATTGCTGTATGCAGTGAAATTAAGATTACTGATCCAGTAAATGCATAGGAGGAATCAAAGTGGGATTATTAAGTGGAACTAATGAAAGGGAAGAAGTTATTGAACCCGAAGTAGTAACAGAGGAAAAACCAAAAAGAAAACCATTTACTATTTGGAAAGTTGATAATGAAGAATATAAGTTAAAATTAACTACTCAAGAAATTGTCAGCATTGAGTCAAAGATTGGAACAAACTTATTATCAGTTATTTCAAAAACTGAAGATGGTTCAGTACCACCTTTAAAAATCATGCTTTTAATTACTCATGGTGCTATGAAAAAATTTCATCATGGAATTAAAGAACAGGATGTTATCACTTTATTTGATAAGTACTGTGATGAAGGTGGAAATCAAATTTCATTCATGACAGATGTATTTATTCCTATTTATCAAGTAAGTGGTTTTTTCTCACAAGCTCAAGCAGAAACAATGAATACTCAGTTAGTGGAAGCGAAAGAGCAAATGTAGAATATGAGTATATAAGTGGTTTGATAGACGAACTATATCCCATGGCGTTAGATTGTGGAATAAGTTCGTCTTTATTTTGGAATTCATCCGTTCTAGAAATTACGGACTTAATGGAATCTTTTGAAAGAACCGAAAGAAGAAAACAAAAACAAAAAGCAATAGATAATTATTATCTTGCTGATCAAATCATTGCTGGATTCAATTTAATAATGAACGGTAATGAAAATGGAGAAAATAATCCACACATGCTTTGGGATTATTATCCTGGTTTATTTGAAGAGGAAAAGAAAATAAGTAAACAATTACAAGAACAAGATGAATTGGAAAGAGCAAAAGCTGGTCGTAGAAGATTAGCAAATGCTATGAATAAAAAAATAAAAGGAGATGGTTAATAAGACACTAGAAAAATTAAAAGTTATCATCTCTGCTGAAACAAGCAAATTTAAGAACGCTTTAAAGGATGCAACGAATGAAGCTAGAAATTCAGCTAACTCAGTTGAAAATTCAACAAGTAGAATGGGAAAAGCGGTTAGTGGAATTAAAGGTTTAGTTGCTAAAGCTGCTGCTGGTTTTGGCTTGTATAAGTTAGGAAAAGAAGCAATAGAAGTTGCTTCAAATATTACAGAAGTCCAGAACGTTGTAGATACCGCGTTTGGAGATATGTCGTGGAAGGCCGAGCGATTTGCCAAGAACTCAATACAACAATTTGGTATGAGTGCATTAAGTGCTAAGAAAACTGCTTCTACATACATGGCCATGGCTTCAGGTATGGGATTGAGCTCTGATAAAGCAAGTGATATGGCTATTTCATTAGCTGGTTTATCAGGGGACGTTGCTTCTTTCTATAACATTTCTCAAGAACTTGCGGACATCAAACTGAAATCAGTATTTACTGGTGAAACTGAAACATTAAAAGACTTGGGTATTGTTATGACTCAAACGAACTTGAAACAGTTTGCTTTAAGCCAAGGAATTAAAACCAACATTGACGATATGAACCAAGCACAATTGACCACATTAAGATACAACTTTGTAATGCAACAGTTACAAATGGCTCAAGGAGACTTTGCTAAAACAAGTGGAACATGGGCTAACCAAGTCCGTATCTTACAAGAACAATTTAAACAGTTACTAGGAATTATTGGTAATGGGTTGATTGCAGCATTAACTCCTGCTATTCAAGTTATCAACTTTGTAATTGGTAAACTGATTACTCTAGCAAATGTAGTTGCAGGAGTCTTCAGTAAACTGTTTGGTAAAAAGTCATCTAAAGATTCAGGCATGTCGACTGTTGCAAGTGATTCTTCTAAAGCTTCAAAATCTATTGGGAATATTGGAAGTGGATTAGACAACTCAAACAAGAAAGCTAAAAATCTTTCTAAAACACTAAATACTATGACTGCTGGAATTGACGAATTGAACAGTTTAAATATAAATGACAGTTCAGGAGATAGCGGAGGTGGTTCTTCAGGAGCTGGTGCTGGTACTGGTGGAGGATATGATATTGGATCTATTGACTGGGGCAACCAATTTGAAGAGCCTGATACAAGCGGTGTTGATAAAGCTGTAGATAAAGTTATTAAGAAATTAAATCAGTTAAAGAAATGGTTTGAACAAAACAAGCCAATTATTTTGTCTTTGATTGCTGGTATCGTTGCAGGATTTTTAACGTTTGAAACCATTATGAATTTTGGGAAAATAGCGACTGTTATTTTTTCTCTAATTAGACCATTCCAACAATTGTGGGCGGCAGTTTCAAATTGGGGAGTTCTTTCGGTACTTCAAGGGGTATTTGGTACTACTGCAGGTATGGCTACTCTTGTTTCTTTAGCAGTTGCAGCAGTTACTGCAGCACTTGTTTATTTGTATCAAACATCCCAAAGTTTTAGAGATTTAGTAAATACGGCAGTTAGTGGATTGATAGGTGTACTAAATCAGTTATATACAACGGTATTAAAACCGTTATTTTTATTTTTAGCTGACGTCTTTACAACGATTATTACACCTATAGCTTCATTTATAGCAAAGGTGTTTGTTAAAGCAGTAGAGTCAATAAGTATAGTTGTTTTATCAATTTGGAATAATGTCCTTATTCCATTAGCAAGTTTTCTTGTGGATATTCTAGCTATTGCGTTAGAAGGATTACTTGAAATATGGGAAACATGGAAACCAGGTATTAAAGCAATAGGAGAAGCAATCAATTGGGTATGGGACAATGTTTTATCACCAATTGTTGATTTTATTGTTGGGTCATTTAGTGATACTTTCAAATCATGGGGAGATCTTATTAAAAAATTGATTCCTGATGTTGAAAATATCTTTAGAGGTTTAATTGATTTCTTTGTTGGTGTATTTACAGGCAGCAATGATCGTGCATGGGCTGGTATTAGAAGAATATTTGAAGGATTCTCAAGTTTCCTAAAGAATGTTTTCTCAACGGATTGGACGAATGCATTTGGCTTGTTAGGTGTTCCTCTCAACTATTTTTGTTCAACTGTATCATCTATATGGGAAACAATTAAAGGTGTTTTAAGTGGTGTTATTAGTTTTGTTAGAGGTGTATTTACAGGAAACTGGAAAGAAGCATGGGAAGGTGTTAAAAGAGTATTCAGCAGTATTGTTGAGGGTATTGCTGGTATATTTAAATCACCAATCAATGCAATTATTTCAGGTATCAATAGTTTTATTGGTGGAATTAATAAAATCAAGATTCCTGACTGGGTGCCTGGTGTTGGTGGTAAAGGATTTAATATTTCTAAAATTCCTAAGCTTGCTAATGGTGGTATTGCTTATGGCAACAGTCTCGTAAACGTTGGTGAATATGCTAACGCAAGAAGCAATCCTGAAGTCATCGCTCCATTAAATAAGTTGAAATCATTACTTCCACAAACACAATCCAGCGAAGATGAAATTGAATTAATGAGAGAACAAAATGAATTATTAAGAGCACTTCTTAACAAAGATAGTGATGTTTATCTTAACGGCCAAAAGGTTACGGATGAAGTTAACAAAGTCAACAAACAAAAAGGTTTTGACTTTGGATTCTCTTATTAGGATGAGGTGATTCTATGGAAAGAAAAAAAGGATTTATAAGAATCAATGGTCAAAAGGTCCCTTATCCTGATAGGGGACTTAAATTTATTCTTTCAACTCTTACAACTGGTGGAAGAAATAAAAATGGTAAAGTTGTAGCGACAAAGGTTGGACGCGATAATCATAAGATTGATTCATTACAATGGAATTGGTTATCAGCCGAAGAATGGAGTAGAATTCTTAATCTGGTTAAAGATTATTATATTGATGTTACATTTCCTAATATGCAAACTAACTCTCTTATCACTTTACGAATGTATATAGGAGATAGAAGTGCTACACCTTATTTTATTGATACAGATACGGATTTACCGACTCATTATAAGGAATGTAAATTTAATATTATTGATGTTGGAGAGGTGGATTAAATGCTTACAGTAAGTGATCAATATGAAACTGAAATGAAAAGATTAATCCGCCCACAACCTTTTGTTAGAGTTGTCTATGGATTTGTTAATAATGAAGCTCACAAATCTTCATCTATTGATTCAACTGAAATGATTGATATACTTGAAGATTATGGAACAAAAATAGCTGATGTAATTAACTTTCCTGAAAGCTTTAAATCTTTGGCATCTTTTGAGCAGGACAGAATGAGAATAGGAAATGATATGTATATTTATGATGACAAAAACGAAGTCACATATGATCGTATTCTTTCCTCTCATTTATGTAATTATGAAGGAATATTTGATGATGTATTACCAACTGTTGCTTTTAAATTTGATCAATCTCAAGATATTTATGGTTTAACGATTGCTTTTGATGTCATTAATGGAACTTATTCTCCTGATTTTACGATTGAAACAACGAATATTAGCGGAATTACAAGAAGTATGAATATTACTGATTGTGATAGTTTTGAATGGATAAAAGGAGATTTAAGCTTAAATGGAATTGTTGAAATGAAGATAATCATCAATAAATGGAGCGTTCCTAATCAAAGGTGTAGAATCAATAAAATAAATTTTGGGGTTCAGTTAACATTCACCAATAAAGAAATGAGCGATAGCAGTTTTTCTCATAAGAAATCCATGGACTTGTTATCATTAGAATTGTCTTCTAATTCATTGCAGTTTTCTATCAATAATTTAGATCAAAGTTTTAACCCACTAAATCCTAATGGCTATTGGAGATATACACAGCCAAATCAGGAATTAGAAGTATATTATGGAATGTTATTAGAAAACGACAAAACAGAATGGTTTAAAGCAGACACGTTGTATTTGAATGATCAACCGAAAAGTGAAAATTACAAAGTGACATTTAATTGTATTGATAGATTTAATTGTATGGAGCTTGATGTATATGGTGCTCAAATAAAAGAACAATACACTCAAAATGGTATTACCTTGTGGGACTTAGCAAACACTATTTTTGATTATTACTGGGAACAAACCAAAGAAACCGGAGAATATAAATTAGATGAATGTTTAAAGGATATTGTGACATTGAATCCGTATATGGAAGCAATCGATATCAAACAGGCGCTGCAGCTTATTGCTAACGCAGGGCATTGTGTACTGTATTGTGATGAAAATGGAGTTATTACATTTAAAAATGCAATAGATCCTAAAATTTCATTTGAAGATAATGGTCACGTTGAAATCAGTAATTTAAGACAGGCTTTTGAATCAACAAAATTACCACAATATAGTTATGCATCTTTTCAACTAAATTACATGAATGGTGATAAAGAAAATATGATTATTGTTCCTGATAATTTGGATGAATTGGAACAGACAGGATTTATCAGTGATAAGATTTCTTTAGAAGATTGTAGTTTTCAAGAAAATCCAACTATTGAGATTTCTTATTCACTACCAACATCTATGTATGAAATACCTATTGTCTTTGACAGCGTAGGAAATGAATATGCAACGGATTTTACTTTGAATTATTATTTAAAGAATGAACTTATTGAAACATTTAATGTAAATGACAATACTTTTGAAAAATATACTGTTTTAAATAATGTTGATAGTTTTGATAAGTTAGAAATCATTATTAATAAATGGTCGAAACCACATCACCGTTGTGTAATCAATTCTATTGGTTTTGGTCGTGTTAATGATTTCTATTTAGATTATGATAATGCAATGGATGATCCTAAGATAACAAGTTTTAGTCAAATCCAAAGAATTGATATTAATTACTGTGATAAGTATTCATTAGGAAATACTCAAGAGACACAAGCAACCGGTTATGCTATTGAAGATAGTAACGTGATTTTTAAAGTCAGTCACAATCGCATGATTAATAAAAAAATCTATATTAAAAATGATGATGTTGAAACACAAGTATCAGGTGTAAAGTGGATTTATAATTTTGCAACATACAGTGTTTTTGAAATAGATAAAAAATATCTTTCAGCAGGAGATATTGTTATTAAAGGAGAAGAATTAAAAAATCAAACTTATGTAAAATCTATTGAATACAATGAAAAGGGAAGTATTAAACAATTTAATAATCCATTAGTTTCATCAATAGATAATGCACAACAAATATCGGATTGGTTACATGATTACATTGCTAAGACAAATACAGTTAGTATCAGTTATCGTGGTAATCCTGAAGTACAACCATTTGATATTATTTATGCTCAAAGTGATTTTGAAAAAGTAATGACATGTAGAACAACAAAAAATGAAATTAATTTTGATACTGCTTTGAGTGGTACTTGGGAGGGTATTAAGTTATGAGTATTTGGCAAGATCCTAAGACAAATTGGCAAGATGGAGATTACTTTAACTTATCTCCTGATTATCAAAGAATAAAAGGTAATATTGAATACCTGCATGATATTTCACATTTTCTTTATCCAAACTATAAAATCTATGAATTAGGTATGTATACGATAGATCAGTTCCCACGGGCTGATTTTTTTAATACCATTGTTTACAATATTGATTTAATTAATTCCAATACATTAGGAAAAGGAAATCCTCTATATAAAGCAATGAGAACATATACATCAAATGGATTGATATGGAATAAAGATGATCTAAATATCATTGAAGAAAATACAAGAATGCTTTTTAGAGAGTTGAAAGAAAAACATTACGATAATGTTCCAAGACTTTCTATTACTTTAGGAGCAAAGAAATTTTAAGGAGAAAGTAAATGGCAAAATTTAAAACGGATTATAAGGATGAAATTCCTGAAGGCGGTACAGCCCTTTACAATTTAGTAGATCAAGAAGGTGGAGTTGTACAGGAAAATATCAAAATTGAACGTTCCAATGAAAATGAACAAGAAGGAGATTTGTTTGGTGCGTTACAACTGAATGAAATTTGTGAAGCTTTAAATAATGCTCGATTTATGATTGCTAAAGGTGAAGGCTATGTAACTTATGGTAATTATAGTGATTGGGTAGAAGCAGGAAAACCTGTGTTTGATGAAGAATAATAGGAGGTAAAAACATGAATGAAAACTAAGTTATTAGAAAGTGATTATGCAAATAAAACATTTGCAGATAAAAATGTTTTAGGTCTACAACAATATGCACCTTTATCTACAGATGCGTTACAAATAGATATTGCAACTGGAAAATTGAATGGAAAAATAGAAGCTATTAGAACGAGTGATGCTTCAACGATTAAAAATTACTTCATAAAGAGTGGTGTTACTGTTGCATTAAAAAGACAGTATATCATTTCAAACGGTCATGCTTATGTTGATATTGACATGGTTTATCCTTTTCCTACCTCTAAATGGAGAAATATCTATAACGGTGGATGGAGTGGTTGGAAATTATTAAGTGGTCAAGTTCCTTTATGGAGCGGTAGCGCTACTGAAGGACGATCGATTGCCGTTGCTTTTCCTAAAGCATATTTCAATTCGTTAGACGTTTATTTCACAACAGGTGAAAGGATTAATTGCCCGTTAACAGATGGAAACGAGGATATTTGGAGCTCTCTTATTACATCCAGTGGAAACGAATTCTACGCTAAGTCGTTACATTTGCAATTTGCAAATTCAACAACTATAAAGATTGTTAGCTGTAAAGAAAGAATAATTTCAACAGGTGCAGTTTCAACAAAGAATATTGTAAAAATTATTGGTAGACCATAAAAATATAAAGAAGGGATGAAAGAAAATGGATCTAAGTTTTATTACTAATTATTTTGTTCCAGTTGTAATGGCTGGATGTTTAGCAACAGGATATGTTGTAAAAAAATGGATTAAGGATGTAGATAACAAATACATTCCTACAATCGTATTTGCTTTAGGTGCAATTTTAAATTGCATCGTTATGAAAAATATTACTGTAGAAACAGTAGTAGGTGGTGCTATTTGTGGTTTGGCATCAACTGGACTTCATCAAGCTTTTACTCGCTTGATTGAAAATAAAGAAAATTAGAGGTGCGTTATGCAAGAAATTTTAATGCAAACATACACTATTGCTTTACCTATTGTATTAGGTTATATCGTATGGTTATTACAAAATCAAAAGAAGTCACGTGATGCAAATTCACGTGGGACTATGCTTCTTTTAAGAGTACAATTAATTGAATATCATTCTAAGTATACAAAAAGAGGGAACATCCCAAGCTATGCATATGAAAACTTCAATGAAATGTATGGCGCTTATCATGATTTAGGTGGTAATGGGATGGTAACTCACATGAAAGAAGAAATAGATCAGTTACATTTTAATAAGAATGAAGAGAGCAAATAGCTCTCTTTTATATTAGGAGGAAATAAAAAATGAATATTATTGAAAAAACATATAACTGGAATGGTAGTTTAAAAAATAGAACTTCAACAAAGAGAATTATTTTACACCATGCTGAATCAAAATCATGTACTGCAGATGACATCCATAGATGGCATTTAGCAAATGGATGGTGCGGAATTGGATATCATTTCTTTGTTAGAAAAGATGGATCTATTTATAGAGGTAGACCTGAAGGAGACGTTGGAAGTCATGCCAAAGGATCTAACAGTGATTCTATTGGAATTTGCTTTGAAGGTTCATACATGACAGAAACTATGCCTGATGTACAAATTAATGCTGGTAGAGAATTAGTAGCGTATTTAAAAAATAAATATGGAATTACAACAGTTCAAAAACATAAGGATGTATGTTCTACAAATTGCCCAGGAACAAACTTTCCTTTTGATGCAATTGTAAATGGAGTTGTTGTTCCAACACCTGCACCATCACCAACTCCTGCTGCTAATCCTACTTCAAATGAAAAAGCAACCGGAACATATGAAGTAACAGCAAGCGATCTATCAGTAAGAACAGGACCAGGAACTGGTTATCGTAGAAAAAGACATAATGAATTAACTGAGGATGGAAAAAAACATGATAAAGATAAAGATGGATGCCTTGAAAGGGGAACACGAGTAACTGTTTACGAATGGAAAAACGGTTGGGCAAGAACACCTAGCGGATGGTTATGCGGAGACTATTTAAGAAAAGTTTAATTTGATGTATAATTAAAGCGTAAAATATTATATGTATTATAACTATTTATTTTAGTATAATAATTCGACGTCACAACAATTGAATATTACAAAAAAGCCTATCCATTTCATAGATTTGGATAGGCGATTTTTTTGCTATACTTTTATATATAATAAGTATAGAAAATCTTATTTTTTCAATAAATTTCATTAAAAAATTGTACTTAATTAGTAACAAATTAGTAACAAATCGCTCAAATACTGCATAATATCGTGGTTAAATTTTCATATT